TCTCCCAAACATCACGGAAAGCAAAACTCAAACCTAGAATCAGTCTGTTTCTTTCCCCTCGACTTAAATTGTCAAAGTCAAGTTCACGACCCAACTCTGTAATTTCAACTTGTAAGTCATTTTTAAAGACCACAGTATGGGGGAGCCCGATTTTATCTAGGTAATGAGTTAGTCGTGCGTTGAGATAACTCAAGTTTTGGTCGATAATCTTCTTACGAACAAAACTATCTTTGCTAGTTAACAAGTCAAGTAAAAACTTCTGATGTTCCATAGTCTTTGTTAACTCATTAATCTTGTCAAAGTTTATTTCTTGTAAGGCTTGTGTTTCCATTTCAGAAACTTGTTCAGCATATGGATCAGTCTCCTGCGCCTTGCCCTCAATTTGTGATAGTAAAGATGATACCTTTGTTCTATGCTCAATAGCCTCCGTTTCGGTATCATAATGAGTAACGGGTTGACGGCCAATAGTAATGCTAGGAGTCTCAAGAAGTTGTGCATCAAAGGGGTTATTTTCATTATTCTTTTCCTCTATCTGTTGCTTAATATTATCAACCTCGGTTGATTGACGAACCGCTTCTGCTTCTGTTTTATAATGAGTTGTGGGTTTAACTTCAGCAACAAAAATTTGTTTTGAACGCAAATCATTCCATTGCTGGGTTAATGTGGTTACATGAGCTTCAGCATCCTCTAGTAACTTTTGCTTATCAGTTAAAACTTTATTGTGTTGCTCATCATGGAAGTCTTGCCCACAAGCATAACACTTATGATCCTGCAACGTAGCAACTTCAGCAGTAAGTTTTTTGACAGTCTTATCTTCCTTATCAATCTCTTTGCTCAATCGTGCTACTTCTTTGTCACGTTCTTCTAGTTCTTTTGTTTTTGTTAGATACTCAGCTAGGTCTTTGTGTGCTTGTAACTCAGCTACAAAATCGATGTGACTCAACACATCCATCTTATCTTGCAAAATTTTAATATCTTTATCTTGCTTTTGCTTCCATGCGGTGTGTCGTGCAACAAGAGCCTCATGTGCTTCCTGTTGTCTCTTTTGTTGATTCCAAACTACTAAATCCCTGTGTGACTGTAGTTCTGATTCAATGTCAATTTTTACAAGTTCATCATATTCCGTAACCAAAGCAAGCAAATCGCTATCGTGTTTAGTGACCCATAGTTTTTGTCTACGCTTCAAACTATCAATCTGTTCTTTAACACGTTTGTTAGCTTCTTCAATTGCTTTTACTTTGAATTCTTCACTTTGAATATCATCTTTGGAGTTGCGAATCATTTCTTTAATGACTTCAGCCTTCTCACTCAACAATGTAATGCCCAATAGTTGTTCAATGATATCACGTTGTTCGTTAGATTTTAGTGCAAGGAATGGTTCAGAATATGTATTCAACACTACAATGTGACGGAACATATCCGGAGTCATATTGATTGTGCGCTGAATCAATGCTTGTGTTTCTTTGTTCTCACCCTGAGCATCATCTTGATTCTTTTGTTGTACGTTGTTAACGTAAAACTTTAGAACGTTTGGTTTACGACCACGTTCAATCTTGTATTCGTTGCCGTTAACATTAAACTCTAGTGTAACCAGCATACCCTTACCATTCGTGCGATTAACTAAGTTATCTTTACGAATGTTGTTAATAGGCACACCGAACAATGCATAAGACAATCCTTGAATCAATGTAGTTTTACCCGTACCATTACGAGCACCATCACCACCTAAGTCTAAGTTTTCGCCTAGAATAAGTGTTAGGTCTTTCTTGTCAAAGTCTACTGCTTGTGTTACGTTACCAATACTTAAGAAGTTTCTAAGTGTAATGTTCTTTAATATAATCATAGGTTGTTATAGATTTCCAATAGAATCTTTTTATCAAATGCTTTTGATTCAATTGAGTTAATTTGGTCAATGACGATTTGGTCTACAGATTCAAACTTAAGTCCGTCAAATCCTTGCTGTTCGACTTGGTCAGATTTCATAGGTATCAACGACATTTCACGTAGTTTGTGTTCAGGTATCCATGTTTCACGCAAGAAATTAGCTTCCTCATATGAAATTTCAACGTCAAGATGTACTCTAACATGACTGTCAATCAATAGCAATCCTTCTGGATTCTCAAGTACTTCACTGAGTTTGTGTACACGAAATACGGGCTGTCTAGGCCATGAACGGAAAACAGGTTCCTGCCCCCATTCTAATATCATCATACCACGTGCGTCATCGTTAACGTCGGCATAGTTATGCGGGAATGCATTACCAATGTACCAGATGTTCTTACGTGCTTGTCGTTTGTGAAAGTGACCACTGAAAACTTTATCAAAGCCTGTCATGTGGTCTTCGTTGATTTCCCCATGATCTGGCATCTCAACCATAGCGTTCATATAGAAGCGAGGAAGTTCTAGGTGACCAAATAGATATTTGCCACCCATCTTTTGTAGTTTTTTATAATCATCCTGAACAAGCCAGGGTGCAATTACTACGTCTCCTTCTTTTCTAAAGTCATTAACAACTTCTACATTGGGTAAATGTTTCGCCCACTCAACACTATGAATGTCTCTGCGGTCACGATAGTATAAATCGTGATTGCCCGGTATAAAATACACCTTGTCAAAACTAGCATTTAACTTTTCTAGTGCTTGTAGACCAAACTGCAAAGTGTGAATGTTGATACTTGCACGATGGTGATTCCAATCGCCCAAGAAGAAACAAGTTTCACAGTTTTCTTTTTTGGCTTGCTCAATGAACCAGTCTACAAAACGTTCGCAATCGCTGTTGTGTTGTAGACTGTTACTCTTAAGTCCAAAGTGAATATCGGTAAAGACCGCGGCTTTCTTAAAAAGGTTACTCATTCAGTTAGTATAATAAAACAGAGTTACTAATGCAACTCTGTTGGTTAAATCATTCTTCGTACACTGTACTTGAAGTACCTTGTCGAGTCCAACTTGGGTTCAACCCATTCATTTCTAAAATATCATCTCGTATGTTTTGGTTACGCTTTTCACTGTTTAGTACACGGCAGAAACTGTTTGTAATTGCGGCTGTGTAATAAGCGAACGGATTTTGACTTTTAGCTTCGTTGAAACGCAACCCAACATATGTAAGTTGCAGAATAGCACTATTACGCATTTCATCATTGTATGTGTATCCACGCCAGTTAAATTTCATGGCGTATTTTTCACACATCATAATGTACATGCGGGCAAGTTTGTTGGTGATGTTGCCGTGGTCTTTATTAAACTCACCATCTGTTAAATCCCCCATCCAATGACTTTTGCCAATACATCTAAATGTATTTGTATCATCTAGACGAAAGTGTTGGAATGGTGGAAAATTGACTTTTACATGGACCATGTCGTCAATTTCTTTTGCGGTACTTGGGTCTTCCAAATCTGCAAAAATTTCTTCAGAATCATCTTCGAATTCGAAAATGTCTTTTGCTGTTTTTTTCTTGTCTACTTTACGTGCTTGTTTGGGTGCAACCGGTACGTGCTCCCAAGTCATTACACGAAATATCAAATCGGTAACTGGAATAGATAATGGATCAAATGTGCCCTTTGAAAACCCTTGTTCTAGGTCTATTCTTGCGGCATGTGCTTCACGTGCTTGTTGAATAACTTCAGGTTTCAATGCGTATTCTAATGATTTTTCTAAAGATTCTTGGGGAAGATCCACAATGAAGTCATATTTGTGGTCTGTCTCTGGATTTAAGTATGTGCAATATGTATTTTTGCTTGAATGAATCTCTTTTAAAATATCTTTGTTATTAAGATAATTCACTGGTTTTTTGTTGGGTATTAAACTCATAATTCTCCGTAGTTGTAATGAAAACATTATGACACAGCCGTAGCGGAAATACAACGGTTCTGGTAAAAATGGGGGATTTTTTGTGCGATAAATATATTTAGTAAAGGTACATTTATGGCAGACCCAACAATAGATCCAAACACTGACCCGGAAGTTGCTCAGTATCAAGCCATTCTTAGACAGGATGCAGAAGCACTTGCCGCGGCCAACATACAGCAGCAAAAACTTGCCGCAGAGCAATTGGGCGCTCAAGATGATACCACAGGCGTTGATGCGGCTGTAATAAGAGAACAACAAGCACCTCAGGATGACGGAACAACTGCCGGTATAGTTGCCGCAGGGGCCGAAGATCAAACACCAAAATCTGGAACAGAAGCACTCAACCCACCTGCAGCTAATACAACAGCGGGTAGTGTAGACAAAGTAAGACAAGCAGGGGCAATCTCAACTGCTGCCAACGCAAAACAACAAGAAGATTGGAGATTGCGCTTGTCATTGGCACCGGGCGCAACATACTTGTACAAAGACCCTAAGTGTAAACAAGGTCATTTATTGTATCCATTAGTATCTACTGGTGGTATTATATTCCCATATACACCACAGATACAAATGAATTATAAAGCAAATTATGATCCAAGTGACTTAGCGCATACAAACTATAAACAGTATTTTTATAAAAATAGTTCGGTAGAGGACATTAACATAACAGCAGATTTCACAGCACAAGATACAACTGAAGCATTGTATCTACTAGCAGTAATACATTTCTTTAGGTCTGTTACTAAAATGTTTTATGGACAAGATCCATTAGCCGGAACACCTCCCCCATTGTGTTATCTAACTGGTCTAGGACAATATCAATTCAATGGTCACCCTGTACTTGTAACAGGATTTAGCTATAACTTACCTAACGATGTTGACTATATTAGAGCTGGTAGTACCACACAATACTCTGGTCAAAACGTAGGTGCATATGGGGACAAAGCTAGGGGATACACCGGTAGAATGCAACCAGGATTAGATAGACTGTTCGGTAATAAATTGAAAAAGGGCGGTATGTCAGGAGAACCAGAATTTAATGGACTCTCTAACTCACAATCAAACTATGTACCTACTAAAATGTCTATTCAAATACAAGCAGTACCGGTAGTAACACGTTACAACATATCTACACAATTTACAAATTCTGGCTATGCCTCAGGTAAAGACTATGCGAAAGGAATATGGTAATGGCTTATAATCAATTGAGTCCCTATTATACAACAGATATCTATGATAACCAATTTTTAGATATTATGATGAATAGACCTATTCCATTAAATCCTTTAGACCAAGAATGGGAAATCACACAAACCTATCATTTGAGACCAGACTTATTAGCATACGACTTGTATGAAAAAGCTAACCTTTGGTGGGTATTTGCTCAAAGAAATCCTAATACATTGAAAGATCCTTTGTTTGATTTTGTTGCCGGGACAACTATCTATATACCACAACTACCTGCATTAAAAACAGCATTAGGATTCTAAAATGGCAAATAGGTTTTACGTTACTGATAACGGCGCCGACTCTACAGTTACAGATAGCGGATCTGGAGTTATCGTATTCACTGGTGCATATGAAAGAGCCGTTGGTCAAGCTGCTGAATTGAACAGACAGGCATCAGACGCCTATAACCAAACCACGACTGTTAAACCAACTGGTGCATCTAATGAAGATAGCGGTGGAACACCAAACGAACGAATTAGTACATCGATGGGTAGCACCAACGAAAGTGAAGGGCAAACAGCACAATCGTTAAACACAGACGGTACAAAAAAAGAAAACAATTTACCACCGGGCGGCACAAATAGTGGTAATACAAGTTATCCTGCAAGTACTCGCCCAAACAAAAGACAATTCAATCCTCTTAGTAAGTTTAGTAGTGTGACCTATAGAATTAGTTTATATGCAATCACACCAGACGCCTACAATAACTTTTATGTACAAGGTAAATGGATTACTAAAAACTTAGAATTGATAGTACAAAGCGCAGGTATCAATGATACAGCAGATGCACCTCGTAACGAATTTTTTAAACTTGATTACTATATTGACAATTTAGAAATTACTACTAAGACTAATGCTAAAGAAACACAAACATCAGGCAATCAAAGTGATTTCAAATTTCAGATATTTGAACCATATGGATTAACATTCCCTACAAGATTAACTCAAGCAGAAGTCAAACTACAACAAAAAGCAAATATTAAGCGTGATATTAAGCACCAGATACAAGCGTTGAATAGTCCTTTCTTGTTGGTAGTTAGATTTTATGGATACGATGCAAATGGTAACTTAGTTACAGAATCTGTTGATAAAGGTACTGATACTAACTTCACCAAGACTGATACCAATGCTGCATTTGAAAGAGCATTCCCTATATACATTACTAAGTTTGGCTTTAAACTAGACAACAAAGTAACAGTATACGATATACAAGCAAAGTTAATTAATGAGCAAGCTGGACTAGGCATTAAAAGGGGTATATTTAAAACTGGTAAAACAGTAACAGCCGATACAGTGGAAAACGCATTATATAACGGCAAAGATGGTTTGTTTGACCAGCTAAATCAAGAACAAAAAGAATTAGCCAGCAAAATAGATAACAAAGAAAATTCTGAAAAGCAATCTATTGCTGATGTTTATAAAATAGTATTCCAAGAAGGTAGTGGCATCAATGATGCATCTCTTGTTGCTAAAGGTAACTTTGTTAAAGAATATGCTCCGGTTGCTAATGTCACAGATATTAATCAAGTTAACGTTAGAACAGCAGCTACTAAAGGAACTATAGTAGAAAAAAATAAACGAACTATAAAAATTGCTGAGGGCACGCCGGTGCTAACAGCAATAGATCAGGTGATAAAACAAAGTTCGTATGTTACTGACGCAATGACTGTAGTAGATGTAGAAGAAGTTGAACCCACTCAAGACGGTGAAACTACTTATTCCAAACAAAAGGCAGTACAACTATATTGGTATAATGTTCGCCCACAAGTTAAGATAATTGGTTTCGATACAAAACGACAAGATTTTGCATATGAAGTAACATACGTTGTGCAACGTTATAGAACTCCTTACGTAAGGTCTTTAGTATTGAACGACTCTACATCATATTATGGACCATACAAAATATATAAGTATTGGTACACAGGACAGAACTCTGAAGTATTGAGTTATGACATTCAATACAACTTGTTGTATTTGAATATGGCATCTATAAGCAGTGAAGTCTCAAACACTTCTACTACTGATACTACACCTAACACACCATTAGGAGCGCAAGCTGGTGACCCAACTAATAAACTAGCTGGATCATCTGAACTAACAAATAGTATTGTAACCAATTTGTATAGCCCCGGTGATAAACTTAAGGCACAAATTAAAATATTAGGTGATCCTGATTTTCTAATGCCCGCTGAAGCAGGTTCTATCGAGGAAACACTTAAAACTTGGTATGGTCCTGATTATTCCATAAACGCTAGTTCGGGACAAGTCTACATTGAAATTGGATTTCAGCAAGTAGAAGATTACGGTGATAACACAGGTTTATTGTCACCTAACAACAACATAAAATTCTGGGATTATCCTCCTGATATTGAGAAACAAGCAGAAGGCAGAATGATTTATATGGTTGTGCAGGTGATAAGTAGGTTCAGTAGAGGAACATTTACGCAAGAGTTAAAAACAGTACTACCCGAATTTCCAACGAAGAAAGCGGCTGAAAATTCAGGAGCTACACAAAGAGAACAACCTAATACATCATCAGAAACAGCAAGAGAACCAGCTCAACAGAGACAACAAGCAACATCGGCTACTGGCTCTATGAACGCTACAAGACCTGCGGTTCAATCTGATGTTAGAAAAATAGACAATACTGTGACTGCAACAACTAATTCAACATCCGCGCTTCCGGGAACAACATCAAGCGCAAATGAAGATAGATATTCAGATCCAATGGGTACAACTGATGCAGCTGCCATAGCAGAATCAGCAGGTAAAGAACGTGAAAATTCGACAGGTGCGGGTTTCTTAAGTAGAATATTTGGAACTGGAAATACTGGTCGCGGAGCACAACGAACATACGATACTACTAATCGTACAAGAGGCATGTAATGGCTAATGAAGATATTATAAAACAACGAGGAACTATTAGTAACTACAAGGATGATAGGGGTAGTGCAGTATTATATCCTCATCCTATCGTAGGCATCGTTAAAAACAACATTGATCCATTACGTACTGGTAAGATCGAAGTATATTTAGATAGAATGAATGGAGCAGATCCAGACAACCCACTCAACTGGACTCCTGTAAGTTATATGAGTCCTTTCTTTGGATATACACCAAACACAGGAAGCCCTGATGACGATGGAACATTCTTAGGTAATAGAAATAGTTATGGATTTTGGGCTACTCCACCTGATATCGGCACACAAGTAGTATGCATATTCATTAACGGTCAGCCTGATCGTGGATATTACATTGGTGGAATTCCTTTAATAGGCTTAACACATATGGTGCCTGCTATAGGTGCAAGCCCTAATACAATTCCCAATGATGGGGAGGCTGCGAGTTATGCTGGCGCAAATAGATTACCAGTTACAGAATACAATGATGCCAATCCAGAACAAGATAATAGTTCTACACCAATTGGTCAAGCCAGACCAATTCACAGTTATCATGCCGCAACATTTAATAATCAGGGTTTAATACGTGATCCTGCAAGAGGCCCCATTTCAAGCAGTAGTCAACGTGAAAGTCCTAGTAATGTATTTGGTATCAGTACACCCGGCAGACCCATATACAAAGGTGGTTACACAGACGAAACAATAGCTGATGCTATCAAAGATGAATCTACACCAAATGACAATTTTAAAGTAGTCGGGAGATTGGGTGGTCATACTCTTGTAATGGATGACGGTGATCTATCTGGTAGAGACCAATTGATGCGTTTAAGAACTGCCGGCGGCCACATGGTTTTAATGAATGATTATGCACAAACATTGTTTATTATTCATGCGAACGGGCAGAGTTATATAGAATTAGGTAAAGAAGGTACTGTAGATATTTTTTCTACTAACAGTTTTAACGTTAGAACACAAGGGGACATAAATTTACACGCGGATAATAATATCAACATCAAAGCTACTAAAGATTTGAATATATCTGCTGAAAATGTAAACATAGAAAGTATTAAAAACACTTCACAATTCGTGGGGGAAAAATTTAAACAGTTTACCAAAGGTGACCACACAGTAAAAGTCAATAGCAAACTGAGTATGGAAAGTACAGGTGAAACTGGTATTAAGAGTGGCGCAGAAGTTGTTGTCAAAGGTGGTCCTAATATACAACTTAATACAAAGGCCCCATCATTAGTGCCCGAAGAAGTTAAACAAATTCCAATAGTAGCACACACAGATACATTATACGATAGTGAAAAAGGATATAATCCTGCACCCGGCAAACTATCTAGTATAGTATCACGTGCGCCAGCACACAGCCCATGGGCCAATGCTAATCAAGGGGTTAATGTAAAAGTTGATTCTTCTGCTGATTCAAATTTCCCGCAAGCACCAAGTGCAGGAGTTTCAGCAATCAACAAGGCAACACAGGCTGCATCATTCAATCCTACAACACCTGCATTATCTGCAACAGTTCCTCCTATTCCAAGTTCAGCAAGCACTAGTCTTGTGTCAGCAATGGCGGTAAACACATCAGCAGGCCCAGCGGCGGCAATAGCACAAGCAGGTTCTGCTGGAATTGTTTCTGGTAACGGGTTGACTACTGCGGCAATAGGTGGATTAGGACTAAAACCAAAAGATTTAGAAGTTGCTGGAATATTAAAACCAGGGTCATCAGTAGCAGTTGATGGTTTAATTGCATCCGGTAAGTCATTAGAACAAGCATTGCCTACTAACTTATTCACTGGTAAAGATGGTATATCATCACTGAACAAATTAATTAATAATACACAAGCACAAACTGCTGTAGGACAAACATTGTTGAATAACGGAATGGCAGCACTTAAAACTGCTGGCGTCATAACAGGCAATGAAAGTCCAACGCAAACAGGAGGTTTAGTTTTAAGTGCTGCTACTGTTGGGTTAGGGCCTACATTAGATTTTGCCAAAACAGTTGCCCCAGGACAAACCGGAGCCACACTAAGTGCGGCATTAAGTAACGCAGCATCTAATCCCTTAGTATCATCAGCAAAGAATGTTATCGCTAGTGGTAATTTAGCAACTAATATGGCTGACAAGTCAACGGGTGCTCTAGGTGGAATTGATGTGTCTAATAGTTTGAAAGGTTTGGCCGCTGGAGCATTCTCAAAGATTCTAGCATCGTTTAAACCATTAGTTGGTGGCAAGCCGCAAAACTTAGTTGCGGTAAACACCGGAACAGCCGATACATCAACTGTAACTGCTAAATCTGATGCAGCGGCCGGCACTGATTTAGAGACACCAAGCAAAATAAATTCATTACTATCAAATGCGTTTGGCGTTCAACCTGGCGGTCAAATAAGAAATGCATTAGAGGGAGGCGGTGCAGCAGTAGCAGCCGCAATGAATAGTGCAACTACTCCTGAAGAAAAGATGGCAGCAGGAATGAGTTCTTTCTCCAGAGTGGCTCAAAACTTACCCGGGGTGCCCGGCATCCCAGGTATACCCGGCGGCCTAAGTTCAGTAACCAATATAATAACTCCTGGACAAAATACTATTCCTGGAACAGGTGATCTAAGTGCTGCGCTCAAAGGTGCAGCCGCATCCATCACTGGGAATATACCAGATATCGGTAGTAAGATAAATGGAATAACAGCTCAAGTTAAACAAGCAGGTGGTTTGACTTCCCTCGCCTCATCAGGATTACCTGAAGGTGCTCAAGCTGAATTACAAGGTGCTATATCTTCATTAGGCGCAGGCGGACAAGTAAAGGCTACTACCGTGGGTGTAGGAACATTCAACATATCAGGATTGTTGAATCAAGCTAAGTCATTAATGGGAGATTCTAAAATTCCTATTCCTAATTTAGGGGAAATAAAAATCCCTTCTGAACCGTTATCTGCAAGTCAAGTGAAAGAATACGATGCACTGAAAAAACAACTAGATGAACTAGATGATGCTAAGTGGGATTTACGAAAACTTTATCTTGATTATAAAGCGAAATACGGTTCAGATGCAGCAGAAACTCAATCTGCCGCAGAAGCGTACAAACAATGTATGAAGAAGATTGAAGAAATAGGACAAAAAATGGCTAATATAGCCCAGGGCGGAACGTCAGCATAAATATATGAATAGGAAATAAAATGCCAACATTTATAGGTTTTAGTACACAACAAGCTGATGCAGTAAGGGATACACAGCAAGTGGCCTCCGGCGTAGACGGCGGAGCCGGATCTATTACAAAACCTATACAAATTACTAAAAAGTTTAGAACAGTAGATGCACAATTAGTGGTTCAAGACTTAATCAATGCGTTGAATATTCCACAAGGACAAAAGCCCGGTCGTCCTGATTACGGTACGACACTATGGAGTTTCGTGTTTGAACCCAACACACTTGATGTGCAAATGGCGTTAGAGACAGAGATTCGCAGAATAGCTGGTCTGGACCCTAGACTAATACTCAACTTAGTTACCGTATATCCAAATGAAAACGGTATTTTAGTTGAAGTAGAATTTGCAGTCAGCCCCTTCAATGATGTGCAAACACTACAACTCATGTTTGACCAACAAACAACAAAAGCATTCAGCATCTAAAACGGCTATTTTTTATGTGATAAATACATAAAAGAGAAAACAGTATGGCCACAAGTTCAAGACAATCTAGTATTTTTGGGGTAAACGACTGGAAATCCATCTATAAAAACTATAGTCAAGCAGATTTCCAGAGTTACGACTACGAGACATTACGCAAAACTTTCGTAGATTATTTGCGTTCCTACTATCCTGAAACATTCAATGATTACGTTGAATCCAGCGAGTATATCGCATTGCTTGACGTTATGGCATATATGGGCCAAGCACTTGCTTTCCGCAATGACTTGAACACCCGTGAGAATTTCATTGATACCGCTGAACGTAGAGACAGCGTTATCAAACTAGCTAATCTTATCGGATACACACCCAAAAGAAACATTGCTGGCCAAGGCTATGTAAAAATCAGTGCGATTACTACTACTGAGCAAATACGTGATGTAAACAACATCAACCTAAGCAATATTCCAATATTATGGAACGATCCAGCAAATCCAAACTGGCAAGAACAATTCAATACTGTTATTAACTCAGCACTAATTGATACTCAAAGAATCGGAAAGCCAGGGAATACCCAGACTATTCTAAACGTCAAAACTGACGAATATAGCGTTGTTCTACCTACTGGGACATTACCTACTATCCCATTCTCTGCAACTGTTGACGGTACTTCAATGAATTTTGAATGTGTAAGTGTCACTAGTGTTGACAGCGATAACGTATATGAAATTCCTCCGGGAACAGCTACAACATTCAATCTTTTATATAGAAATGATAAACTAGGGTTTGGTAGTCCAAACACAGGTTTCTTCTTATATTTCAAACAGGGTTCATTGCAGAATTATAGTTTTACTGTACCAGAACAAATCAGTAATCAGAAAATTGATATTAATATCACTGGTATTAACAATTCAGATACTTGGTTGTATCAGATTAATCCTACAACAGGAAATTATTCATTGTGGGGACAAGTAGAAAGTGTTTATGCGAACGCTAGTTTACAACAACAAACATCTAACAAAAAGGTGTTTAGTGTAACAAGTAGAGCAAATGACCAAGTAACGTATGTATTTGGTGATGGTGTGTTCAGTGAAATGCCAGTCGGTTCTTTCATATCATATGTACGTTCAAGCAACGGACTAACATACGTTATCGATCCAAGTGAAATGCAAAGTATAACAGTTGTTCTTCCATATATCAGTCGTCAAAATCGCCAAGAGGCATTGACTATGACTATGGACTTGCAGTTGCCAATAAGCACAGCACAACGTAGGGAATCATTAGCTGAAATAAAGCAACGTGCTCCTCAGCGTTACTACACACAGAATCGTATGGTAAACGGAGAAGATTACAACAACTTCCCATTCACATTATACAGCTCTATCATTAAATCTAAAGCTATCAACCGTAGCAGCATTGGTGTTAGCAGAAACTTTGATTTATTAGATCCAAGTGCAAAATATTCTAGCACTAATGATTTTGCAGACGATGGTGGTTTATACGAA